GTCTAGCATGACCTAAGTATGAAGACGATGATATTTTATTATCACCGTGTTCTTTTTTATTTTCAAATTCAAGCTCATAATATTCGGTAAAACCATCGTGCCAATTTCCGCCATCGGCGTATGTAATATTCAATAACTTTCCTAGGTGCGTACATATCCCAGTTTCTTCAATATAACAATATGTTTTGTCTTTTTGTGCCTGGTGCGCGTATATACCCAACATCTCTACGCATTTTCTATATGCTAATTTTTGAAGTGACTCCATTTGTTTAAATATATAATTAAATTATATACGTAAATATAAATGGATTTCATTTTTATTATTTACCTGTTATAAGATATAGGTTTATAAAAACGTATACGTGTAAGTTATAATAAATTAAATACTATTTAAATAATATAGAATACTTATATTATGACTAACGATAACATGAATATTTTGTTTTCTTTTGATACTGAAGACGCTTCCACAAATGAAGATTGTAATGACGATATTATTACTAATTGGTTGAGTGAGAATTTAGAAAAGGTTGAAACTGTAGATATATGTGATGATAATATGCTTTCACATATGGTTGATTATATACACAACTTTACAGTTAAACAATTATTATTAATTTGCGATTATTATGGTTTCGCAAAGGAATTGAAAATAAATAAATATAACAAGGAACAAATTGTCAGTTTTTTAGTAGTATTTGAATCAGAGGCAATAAATATGGATATTGTTTGTAGACGGAAAAATATGTGGTTTTATATGAATGAATTAAAGAGTGATAAGTTTATGAAGAAATATGTGTTATGGTAAATATGATTTTACTTTATTTTATATTTTGTATTAAATATAAAATATTGTAATAACTTATAAATGGTATTATCGAAAATAAATAGTAATGTAAGTTATCACGAATTAAAAGGTGTTGATTCGGATGATTTGAAAACAGAAGCAAGTTTGTATCAATTAGAAATAAAAGGAATTGATGTAATTATTGCCGTTGGGAATGCCAAAAATACATTTGAAGATAAAAATATTCTTTTTTTCCCTATATATTTAGTTAAACATAATAACAAGGTCATTCAAGTTGGAGTATATGAAATAGAGGCATCGAATTATTTGTCATATATTGACGATAAAAATAATCTCGATGTAGAGGAAATGGAAGAGCCTCTCATTTATTCATTCGCGACAAAAGAATTATTACATAAAATTAGGTTAAAACCTGATGTTCCGCTTAGAAGAATTGAATCTGCTGATAAAGATGATGTAGATGACGTAGAAGCTTTAGTTGAATATAATACAGACGATGATGAAGTAGAAGAGGTTGAATATAATGAGTATTATGAAGTTCCAAAAGAAAGAGCTGACATTTTTATTATGACAAAAGGTGTTCCATTACCCCCTTTGCTGAAAGAAGAGACTAAATCACAAGCTAAAAATATAAAAGACAAGTATCACGAAACGCCTAGCGATACGTGGATAGAAAAGTTCATGAAAAACCCCAACTACCGTATTATTGATAATGAGGGGGGCGGAGATTGTTTATTCGCAACAGTCCGCGATTCGTTCTCTAGTATTTTGCAACAAACTTCAGTCAATAAGATTAGAAAGAAGCTTGCTGCTGAGGCCACAACAAATATCTTTTTGAACTATAAAGAACAGTATGATATGTATAATGCTGAATTGATAAAGCAAACTAATACTATAAAGGAGTTAGAAGCGTTGTATATATCCCTAAAAGCACGGTTTGCTGAGATTATTGATCGTAATGAGCAGAAGATTATTTCTGTTGAAGCCAAGAATGTAAAATCAGAACACGATAGACTTGTTAAGGAGAAAAAAATCACCTCTGAAATGCTGAAAGAATTTAAAATTATGAAGGGAGTTGATACTCTCGAGGCATTCAAGGGTAAAATTACTAAGTGCGATTTTTGGGCTGACACGTGGGCTATCTCTACATTGGAGAGAGTTTTGAACATAAAATTTATTATAATGTCTAGTGAATTATACAAGGGCGGAGATTTAAAGAATGTGTTACAATGTGGACAATTAAACGATAGTATATTAGAGAGTCGTGGTAGATTTACACCAGAGTTTTATATCATTATAGACCATACTGGTAGCCATTATAAGCTTATTGGTTATAAAAAGAAGCAAATATTTAAATATACGGAAATCCCATATGACATAAAGAAATTGGTTGTTGAAAGATGTATCGAAAAGAACGCAGGCCCATTTTCCATTATTCCAGATTTCCAGAAATTTAAATTAGAAAATAGTAAAACACCATTAAAAGAAGCCGAATATGAGGATATAAGTGAAAGCAAGGTAAGAGGATTGTATAACGACGATATAGTGTTACAATTTTATTCAAAGTCAGTAGACAAACCTCTTCCTGGAAAAGGAAGTGGAGAGAAGATTCCCAACGAGAGACTCAAAGAATATACTGAGCTAGCAACTATTCCACAATGGCGTAAAAAATTATCGAATTTTTGGTCAGAACCATTTACTCTGGATAATCATAAGTGGGCAACAGTTGAACATTATTACGAAGCCTCCAAGTTTAAACGTGGTCATCCTGATTTCTTTTTGAGTTTCTCTCTTGATTCTGGAACAGATATGTCGAAAGACCCATTAATGGCAAAGGGTGCAGGAAGTAAGACTGGCAAGTATAAGGGTGAACTCTTAAGACCTATTGAGGTATCTATAGACTCTGATTTTGCTGGTCCAAAAAGTAAGAAAGCTATTTATGATGCTCAATATGCCAAATTTACACAGAACGAAGAGCTAATGGCTCTTTTATTGGCAACAAATGACGCAAAATTAGTACACTTCATAAAGGGGGCCGAACCGGATATATTTAATGAACTTATGTTGGTTCGTGATAAGATTAGACGCGGGAAAATATAATCCTAAATAGTGGAGACTAATTGATATAATAAAATACTGTATTATGTTATTTTATGATATAGTTTATTTGTGGAGGAACGATAAACACCCCTTGATTTTAAACGATGCTTGGAAAGTAAGAAGACCGACACACGAGTCAATCAAACAGTCAATTTGATTCAAGAATATTTCTTGATTTATTTTGGCAACATGAATCTGATCATCTAATATCAGAAAATGTGAGATATATTTAAGAACCTCACCACAAATTGTAGCTCTAACTTTATTATCAAATTTAAATTCCTTCATAGTGTAAACAAATTTATACAAATCTTGAATTATAGTAATGAAATGGGGAATATCGTTTGAATCAATTTTACCATCATTGATTACTTCAAGTAATGATTTTTTAATATTGTCTAACACATTTGGCATAGATGATACAATATTTGTTAGTAAATTAGATGCGTTTTTACTGATAACAACGTTTAAGTTTTTTTGGGAATTAACTGATTCTAACAGCATCTCAGCTAATGTCTTTGATGTCATTACGACAATAACATTTTGTATATCGGTTGTTATTTTAGCAGCAGCATCAGAGACAACAGAGGCAGCCTCCTCCTTTGCGTGGGAGACTTGTTCAGCTAATAAAGAAACCAATCCCTCTTTAACTGCATCTACTTGTTCTGTGACTGCATCTACTTGTTCTGTGGCTGCTTCTACTTGTTCTGTGGCTGCCTCTACTTGTTCTGATAGTTCATTTGTGGCAGTAGTTGCGACGTCGTTGGTATCAGATAAATTTTTAACAGCGAGAGTAAGTGCTGATTCTACAGTCTCAATTAAGTCGGCTTCAACATTATCTACTTCATTTTCCAAAGGTAATTCGCTTTGTATTAGTTCAGCAATCTTCTTCTTCCGTGGCGGCATTTATACCTTATACAAATATTGTTTCTAAGTATTTTATATGTCTAAAGTTTTTACATACTGGTAAATTATTTCAAAATACAATTACTACCTTGTATGTCTACCCTTGGGGTATACTTATTTGGACAACAACCGTAACGAGTGCCAGCGCAGCCTCCAATCTGATTAGGTATTTGAGATGGGGTGTTATGATGTGTTGGATATCCTGGAATTGGACGATATCCTGGGCAATTTGTTCCGTAAAAATTTACCTTGGAATTAATACCATCAGGACAACAACCAAACGCAGTTTGTGAACAATTTGCTTGTTCGTTAGTGGGAGTTGTGACAATGGTTATATTATTTAAAAGTATAAATATGAAAAGGATAATTGCTAAAAGAATTATTAAGGTTTTATCCATTATATATATTTGTTTTACAAAAATTATAAGAAAAATATAATAAAAATTAATAATCTAATATAATAAGAATGAAAATATCAAAACATACTAAACAGATGATGCAATTTTATTCAGAAAATAATCATATAAATATTAGCAAACAAACTAGTAGAACAGACAACATAATCCGAGATTTTTATAGTGACATACACGAAGCATATAAATATTTAGAGGGAATTAAAAAACATACGCATTATTACACTCTTACAACTAGAAAGATTGTTGGTGAACAAATACCCATGCCTAGATACTTTAATGCGAATAGTTTCCCTGAAATTGTACGCGACCATATTAAACAGTTTAGTAAGAGCGAGTTAAAGTTTTCATTTTCTCTCTATGAGCGTGAGATACAACTTATTTTTGTTCTAGAAGAAGATGTTCACAGAGTAAACCCAGAGACATTTCGTAGCTACGTTGACGCGATTATTATGTGGTTATATATATTAAATATTTACGCTTCGAAACAGTGCGCAAATAAAATGATTAATTATTTCTATTTTACTTCTCTCGAAAAAAATCTACCAGATACGAACATTTCAATCCTTAGTGATATACATGTTAATACAGCATTTACTAGAACGTGTCCAAAGGATTCCGAAATTATTGTATTTAGAAAAGAAGAATGGTTTAAGGTATTTATACACGAAACCTTTCACAATTTCGCGTTGGATTTTTCGGATATGTATAATGGAACAGTTCATAAATGTATTTTAGAAGTTTTTAAAGTCCGTTCAGATGTAAATCTATACGAGTCATATACTGAGTTCTGGGCCGAAATAATGAACGCGTTGTTTTGTAGTTTTTTCTCGTTAAAGGATAAAACAAATATTGACGAATTTCTCTCTAATAGTGAATTCTTTATTAATTTTGAAAGAACACATAGCTTCTTTCAACTAGTAAAAACGCTTAGGTTTATGGGGTTAACATACAACGATTTATATTCGGAAACAGAACACAGTAAGGTAAATAGAGAGAATTTATACAAGGAAAATACAAACGTATTAGCATATTATGTTATAAAAACGATACTTATTAATAATTATCAAGAGTTTTTATTTTGGTGTAAAAAAAACAATTTTACTACGTTACAATTCAAGAAGACAACCGGAAATCAAGATGAATTCTGTAAATTTATTAAGAATAATTATAAAACAAAATCAATGTTAAATGGTATCAAAGAGTCAAGATTATTTTTAAATAAGGTATTGGCTGCTGAAAAGAACGGTGAGTTCAAATTTGTATTGAACAGCCTACGTATGAGCATATGCGAATTGGGTTAAATGTCGTTATACAACTTATTTATTATGTAGCTTACAGTATTGCGTGTCATCTATTCGATTCCTACCACAAAGTTTACCGGTCTTAGTTAATTGGCAACATATGTATTTATAGCTCCCGTTACCAATACTTTTTTTATTCTGTCTCCACATCATACTTGCCTCGTCAAAGTCTATATTGACTTCATAAATATATTGACTTTTTTGGATAAGTTGGTCTCTAGTTTGACTTCTGGTCTGCATTGTATGTATAATGCCGTTAACATAAGTGGGTTTGTGTGGTGTCATTTTTTTTCTAAAATAAAATAAAATTGAATCTTTAAATCGGGTATATATAATTAACAACAGCTACACAGAAATAAAAAGAGATGGGAATCAGACACTTAAATCGGTTTTTCAAGGAAAACGCGTCGTCCGCAATAAGG